CCTAGGGGGGTGCGCCCTGGTCGCGTCGGGAGTCATCGAGACGGCCCTGACGGCCTAGGGGGGTGCGCCCTGGTCGCGTCGGGAGTCATCGAGACGGCCCTGACGGCCTAGGGGGGTGAGCCCTGGTCGCGTCGGGAGTCATCGAGACGGCCCTGACGGCCTAGGGGGGTGAGCCCTCGTCGCGTCGGGTCAAGGTGACGGCCCTAGCAAGCCTCCAACGAACATCACGGTCATCAATGCTGGCCAATCCCTCAACCATCGGGGAACGGACGCGGGGATAGGGAGCGCGCACAGCGCGCCGCCCGGCGGATCGAGCAGCCAAAAACCGCTGGAGCCAAGTTGTCGGAATTACGTAATCCCATGGAGGCAAAACGCAAAAAGAACCATGAGGATAATCGCTCTGGAATATCTGCCGAGTGTCATACATATCGTGCAAATCTCGACCGATGTACGTCCATCGCTCAGCGACAACTTGCTGAGAGCCCGAACCTATTCTAGCAACGACCAAGTGAAAAAATGGCAAATAGCCGAACTTGGATTGCTTACGAATGCCAGCTAATGCATTAAATGTTTCAGCCAAAGAATTGAGGATTCCACCGACAAAAGGGATTTTCACCTTGTCCATGCGCAAACAGGTTGCCGTGTATTCAACCAATGCTTCCCTGACCTGCTTATCAATCATCATTGCATCTTGCACAATCAAATAAACATCCCAACCCTTTTTCCTGGCATGAATGAGCCAATCCAATAAGTCAGCCCTGTTTTTATCCTGAAAAGATCGAGAATTGAGCCACGTTCCCAGTTCATCCAGGATCAAGACACCATTTCTGGACTCGTCATAGGTATCAGGATTGCCGTGGCCAATTGCATTCAAATCGAATGAGGTTGGTTTATCTGGTAACCTAACATAACCTTTTGGTTTACTGGGCGATAACTTCTCAACATGAATATCAAGATTCCCAGCTACACGCCGACCGTAATAAATAGCAATCTTTGCAACCCACACACAGAATTTAGATTTACCAGTGCCTAATTTTCCCTGAACTAAATAAACAGCCATGATTTTTTATGGATTAATTGGTGAAGGAATAGGGCGTTGTGGCTAAAGCCACCCGGGCTCTATGCTGCGCACTGAGCCAATGATTACATTGTCTCAGCCCTTCGGGTAACGATCCCTAACGCAGAGACATTGCGGAACCCCGCCGCGTGCGGGGTTTGAGACTTAGACGCTGGCCGTAAGAGAGACGACGCGCGTCTGGAGGCGGTAGGTCATAACAACGAGCCAAAAAGCCATAAGCGCGGCAACAACTGATCCAGCAATGGGCGGAAACAACAAGCCAAGGAATTGGCCGTACTGAGTTGAGAACACAGCCTGCACAAACGGAGCAATGGCAAGATTAAAAGCAACGACAAGACCAAGCGTTAACGCTATGAGCGCAGCGACACCCACGGCTCGAATAGATATTCTTGCTGCAAACATCTTTGCAATAAGAATACCAAATGCGCCGGAAACAGCGCTAAACAATGCAGCAAAAATAGGCATTAATGGACTCCCATTCGAAGGATAGCAAACAAACCAAACACACCAGTAATCGCCCAAATCATAGACATTAGATCATGGATAATACCCTGATACTGGCAAGGATCGATAACAATAACACCCCACATAGGCAAACTTGCACAACCTGTTGGGAGTTGGAAGGTCCACGTCCAGGCGGGGATAAGAATGTCCTCAGCTTGATCAATTGCAGCCTCAGAAACGGCTCTCTCGGAAATGATCAAATCCTCAGCAGCGCCAAGGGGACGCGCTGGAATAGGCGGCGTGCCAGCCTCGTCGATTTTTACATTGCAAGGAGGTTTGCCGAGAACACCACAGGGCAGCTCAAAGGGAAGAGGCTCAGGCGCTGGCGCAGGTGCTGGTGCAGGCGCAGGTGCTGGTGCTGGTGCTGGTGCTGGTGCTGGTGCTGGTGCTGGTGCTGGCGCTGGTGCTGGCGCTGGTGCTGGTGCTGGTGCTGGTGCTGGCGCTGGTGCTGGCGCTGGTGCTGGCGCTGGCGCTGGTGCTGGCGCTGGCGCTGGTGCTGGCGCTGGTGCTGGCGCTGGCGCTGGTGCTGGTGCCGGTGACGGTGCCGGTGCCGGTGGGGGCGTGGGCACAAAATTTGGGTTTGGGACAGTGATAGGTATGCCATCGACGGTGATAACACGGTCAACCTCTACACCATCGGAGGTGCGGCGGCGGATAGCTGTATCTGTAGTCGTTGTGGTTACCGTCGGGGCGGAAGGCGAGTAGGTGTGACCGGACTGAGTGGTGGTTGTAATTGTGGTCGGGTCGCTTCCGACGTTCGGACCAGGGGCAACAGTTGAAGGGGAGGTTGACGAGGCAGGACCGGTGACAGCGGTAGGGGCAACCGGCACAGAATCACCGGCAGTAACAGCGTCACGAAGGGCTGGAGCGAATGACGCGGGAGTGGGAACCGACGCGATGATTGCATCACCAAGTTCGTTTTGAGTCGGAGGGGTACGGGTCCGGTTCCGGGTGATATTCGTTGACCCTTGATTAGCGTGACAAAGAGAATCTGGCGGGGGCAGACAAGCGGTGTGAGTACCGTTAAATCCACCGCCAGTAAGAGGGACCACGACTAAGCCAGTACGGATGAATGAATTGGCCATTAGAGACACTTGCCGGGCGTACGCTTCCAAAGGCGTGCCCCAAAAGTTCGGATCGGCGGGTGGTCCCCATTCAAGATTGGTGGTGTTGCCGCCAGGGCGAACAAGCTGGAGGGGTCCACCGGGAACAAGAGGAGGAGACACACCCCATCCAAGCTCACGTGCGAGGTCAACGGCTGCGGAGGCCAGGATCAGGGGGGGGGCAACCCTTTTAACAAAGTTGCCAATAGCAGCACGGGCCGCGCTGGGATTGATGGCGGAGGAGACGTTGACAGGTATAGACGCACCGCCAGCAGTCGGCTTGAAACCGTCTGCGTTGGCAAATATTGCACCATTGGACGCGGCACCAAAGGTAAATCGAGACGCGTTTGTTGCGTCAGCAGTTAATGGGCCGAAGGTGGTTACAGTGCCGATTGTGGTTAGCGGAAACGCTACACTTGGCAGAGCCTGAGGAAATACGGCAATAGGCAGCAAAAATGGAATGATAGAGACCCAACGAAGATACATCGTTGAGCTGCACTTAATTGAGTCTCTTTTCATTATGCGGCGCCGCGAATTTTCTTGATGTATTTGATACCGACCATGAAGGCCACACCGACAGCGGCCAAGACAACCAGCTGGCCACCATAGGTCGTAACGTCAGACGTCATCCCGGTCATGGTGGTCCCGAAGGTTGCGGCGGCGCCGGTGGCTTGGGCAAATGCAGCAGGCGAGAGAGCAGCCAGCACAAAAGCAAAGATGGCCAAAACTTGACGTTTGAGAGAGAACAGCATGGGAGACTTTCAGAATTCCCGGAAAACGCCGGGTCGTTGTCCCTAAAAGGGGATTCGATGAACGCTGCTGCGTGCAGCGTTTGACAGTCCTAGTTATGCAGCGCTAAGAATAGCGCGAATCCAAGCAGTTGCTTTGCCAGCAGCATAGCCAGAGGCCCAAAGGCCAGCGATTCCGGAAAAAATCATTACAGCGTCGGAAACATCAATCATTGGCGATCACCTGCGGTGTAGCCGTGAGCGAAGGCGAGAAAAGCAATAGCCCAGAAAATGGCTTGAAGCACATGGCTTGTATTGCCCCAGTCCATCACCAGAGGCCCCGCCGTGCGGTTTCTGTTACGTGCTCCTCAGGGGGGTAGCCAGGGGGGTACAGGAGAGAGCCACGGTGTGCGAGCGTGTTTTTGTAGGCGTGGCCGCCACACGCTGCCAGGAACACCAACACGAAGGCGGAGGCGTAGAGGTTTTTCATGGCTTTTTTTGGTTTGTGCGGAGTTGGTGGATAACCGCTGCACCATGCTGCGCATGGGGGCGGCGGTTACCCACCTTGCCCACTCACACCCGAGCAGAAGCGCCGAGAGCGACCGAGGATGCAGCTTGCCTAGACGCGGCTGCTTGGGGCGCAGCAACGGGCACGACGGACACAATCTCGGAGCGACGTTCTCCGTAGCGCATAACATCCTGCATTTCCAATTCGCATTCGACGGGCAATTGAACGTTCGAGAGCTTGCGGAGGACGGATGGCTCGCACATATACATCGAGCCCATATGGCCGCGGACACCATCACCACCAGCGAGCGGGAGGGTGGCGTAAAGCTTGCCAATGGCGTATGCCTTGTTTGTCTTTTTGGAAATACCTTCGGCGATTTCAATGCCAATTACGTGTGCTTTCATGGGGGAGCCTTCATAGATTCGAGCAGCGAACTCGCGTTAAATCCAACCCCGAACGCTTTTTCAAGCCGCTTAGGTGTTCCGGGTCGGGAAATGAGGTCGAGCACTTCGTCTAGGTCGGCATGAGCGCGCACCACATTGACGACTTTTCCATAACTCTCGCGGCACCAGTGGAGAAGCTGCTGCAGGGACAGCTCACCCTCTTTTTGATGGGTGGCGATACGCTGGCCAGCCACAGGCAGGAGACGCTGCAGGCAGACATAAGCGCCGACAAAGTACTCGTCGCAACGAGTCAGCACGTCCAGCGGTATGTCGCGATCCTTGCGGCGCAGCTCCACCTCGAATCGGGTCCACTTGTCGCCGCTGCCAGGAGAGAGCTGTAGGCCCTTTTCATAGGCCCGGAGCATCTTCCCGTTCTCACGCCGCCCGACTTCGAGGGTCCGCCCGTGAAATGGCACCTCGGAGAGCCAATCCCCAGGTGTGGAGTGCCGGGGTGGACGACCTTCGCCAGCCGTGAACTCGCCAGAAAGAAGCCAGTCACGGGCGTGGTCGACGGTGTATTCACCCTCAAGGCAATCAACGGCCAGATCCACGCGGGTGATAGTCGGCTCCCACTGATGGCCAAGCCAATCCTGAACCGGCTGGAAGCTGGTGACGCGGCTACAGCCCGACCCGGACAGATCAAGACGTGCGCGACCTCGCATGCGGTCGCCGCCCCAGTCAACGAGAGCCACTTGGTGGTGTGCGCCGTCATCGAGCAGGGTATAGATGCGAGCACCGTAGCCATAGCCGAAATGACCAGAGCCGACGTCAGCATGGGCTGCTATCCCGATCGAGCGCAGCAAGCCAAGGATGGTGCCGACCACGTGCTCATCGGGCTCAGGCTTCCACGTGCACGTAAACCAATCAACTTTGGCCCCTTGAGGACCAGGACCAGGGGCCTGGGAGGTGGTGGTTTTCTCAGAGGTTTCCCCCAGTGTTACAGCACTGGGGGAAGGCTTCGCCTTGGGGACGACGCGCCGCGCGGTTGCGCGGTGTGTTGCTGCTGGTGGGGTGGTTTTCACAGAACAGCCTGAACGACAAACGGTGTGACCCAGGTCAGAGGGCAGCCGATGCGGCGCAGCTCGAGCACGTAGCCATCAAGAGCGTGGGGCGAGGTGAAAACGCGGCGAGCTGGGCCGCGACGGGTAGGCCACGTGCAAACGTAACAATGGACTTTTAGAGTGCAAGGTACTTTAATCAAGCTCGCTCCTTAGATATACATTTGGGTTACGTAACCAAACAGGGCAGGTAACCTAAATTGGTGACGGTTTGAAATGTAACCCCTAAAGGATACGTCATGGAAAAAGTTACGTTAGTAGTTCCACTGATTGACAGAGCGGCAAAAGTGCTAGGCAGTGACTACAAGGTAGCGCAGGCGCTGGGTGTTCCACGCCAGACGGTGAGCAACTGGAGACACGGCAGCAAGAACGCGCAGCCCGAGGACGCGGCGTTACTGGCCTCAATTGCAGGGCTGGACGCCGAGGCGTGGCTGATACGTGCGCTGCTGGACAAACACGCAGGAACAGCAAAGGGGGCGCGCCTGGCGGTGGCTTTGGGAAAAGGGTCGCCAGCGACCACCGAGGCGAGTGGTTCAAGTGGGCAGCACCCAGGCCCTACAGGTAGACCAGAGTCCGGTCTTCCACGATGTATATTCCGCGACCCGTGTTATGTGAAGAAACAGCCACCCCAGACAACCCGCCTAGAGCGGGTTTTTTCTTGCCTGTGATACGGGTTCGCGTCGTACGGAGTAGCGGGGTGACGACCTACAGCATGAGGCATTGCCATGGAGCACCGCCGCGTGCGGCGCTTGAGCGTCCTCGGTGCGTCGGAGGCATTGTATGCATGCGGGTTTGGGCCTTCGGCACATGCCCGGAATACCGGGCATCACGGCAAGGGATTGATGCTCGACAGGTTTTGCCTATCAAGAAGGGGATTGCCGAAAAGCCCACGAATGGGCTTTGATTGACGTGTCAGAGGGGTGGCTTTTTTGGCCTGGCGGGCTTTTTGGCATCACGCACGTCGGGGGCTGGCCCCGGGACCAGCTCAAAAACAGGCGGGACCACAGTGACGGTGGCAAGGAACGATTGCAGGGAGTCAATCGTTTTCAAACGTTCACTGGCCATGGACTGAGCAACCTCCAGCATGCTATTTGCAGTCTGAAGGCTTCGAGACTGGTCAGCAACGATTGCTTGCTGATCGGCACACAACATCTCAAATGACGCCACCTTGAAACGAAGGGAATCGACGTCGACATCAAGCTGGTCGACCGCTGCCGAACTAACGCGCAGATTCTCCTCAAGGTCAGCAATGCGAGCTTCGAAGGCTTTGCGCTCAGATACAAATTCCATTGACGCCGACTTAACGGCCAGTTGCCACATTGTCAGCGCGGCGAGGTCGTAGGCCTGCTGAACATCATCAGGCAGCTCAGAAGGGAGGTCGGACGACTGGACGTCCTGGCGCTGCCAAGTCGCCAGTGCGGCCGAGATCGTGGAATAGGAGCCCGATCCCAGTTTTGCACGTATGCCGGCGAGAGTCGGCTTTTGGCCTGCCGCATCTATCGAAGTTGCGGCTGCGTGGATCTGCTGAACAGTGAGAGCCATGGTGTACACCTTAAAAACACTACGGATTGTAGTGATTACATTGTATCATACAGTTGTAGCGATGTACTGTAATTGTATGATGTAAATGTAAATTACGCCTACAGTTGTAGTAATACAACACTTTTTGGTGCAAAAAAAACCCGCCTCCGGCGGGTGGAGTCATCGGCCGGCCGTGACGGCCTAGGGGGGTGCGCCCTGGTCGCGTCGGGAGTCATCGAGACGGCCCTGACGGCCTAGGGGGGTGCGCCCTGATCGCGTCGGGAGTCATCGAGACGGCCCTGACGGCCTAGGGGGGCACGACCTGGGCGCGTCGGGAGTCATCGAGACGGCCCTGACGGCCTAAGGGGGTGCGACCTGGCCACGTCGGGAGTCATCGAGACGGCCCTGACGGCCTAAGGGGGTGCGCCCTGGCCACGTCGGGAGTCATCGTGACGGCCCTGACGGCCTAGGGGGGTGCGCCCTGGTCGCGTCGGGAGTCATCGAGACGGCCCTGACGGCCTAGGGGGGTGCGCCCTGGTCGCGTCGGGAGTCATCGAGACGGCCCTGACGG